CGACGGGGGTTCCGAAAGAAATGCTCGTGCCGGAGACGGTGCCGACGACGGCTGTGCCGTAATAGGAATTGCCACCATCTCGGTAGGCAATGACGACTTTTTGGGAATTGGCGTCGTAGGTGGCGGAGGTGTAGATTGAGTTGGCAGATTCGAAAACGACGGGGGTTCCGAAAGAAATGCTCGTGCCGGAGACGGTGCCGACGACGGCTGTGCCGTAATAGGAATTGCCACCATCTCGGTAGGCAATGACGACTTTCTCGTTTGTAGAGTCAAATGTGGCTGACACATTAGATGTCGATGCTTCTTCAAATACTGATTCGCTACCAAATGTAATCGTCGCATCTGTCTTTACTGGGAATGTAGCTTGCTGAAGCCACGCGACAGGGATTTTTTTAGTGAGGATTCCGTTTTGGATTTCTCCGAAAGCACCGCTCTCGACCCTTTCCTCATCTTCGACTGGCTCGCTCGAATCCCACGCTCGAATCGGGTTCACAAAGCTATTTTCACCAAACGGAATTCTGTCGGTGATTCGTCCTTCGGGCAAATCAAAGTCGCCCGAAAGTTTAAAAGAAAATTCGAGGAACTCCGCACCTTCGGGGATTTCTCCCAGCGAAGCGAGCGATTCAATTTCGATTATTTTCTGAAACTTGTTATTGCCTTGCACGATTTTAATGTCCACGCCTGCACCGAGAGCGTCTTCGTAATCGACCTCATTCTTTCGGATTTTGCCTTTCACTTTCGCGGCTTTCGTCTTTACTTTCGCACCGTCCCACGCCATCCCTTTTGATTTGAAGCCGAGAGTCTTTCCATTCTCCTCGTATTCCCAGCCGTCGACGGCATTTTCCTTGAGTGTGGATTTGAAATTCTCTCCGGTCAGCTCCCAATTTTTACCCTTGAGCTTCACTTTCGCGGGTTTCATCTCGTCGAAAATCATCTGCTTTACCGCTTCCGCATTTCCGCCGAAAATCTCCTGCGCGTGTAATTCGACCGCAGCGATTTCGGCGTTGGACATTGTGTCCGGCACAAGACCGACAACGCCAGCGAGGGCGACCACGCCAACACTAGCCGAAATGAGGGTTTTTTTAAGTTTCATAGTTAGGTTTCGTTACCAACTGCCACGCATCCCCATTTCGCGGTGACCGTGTTATAAATAAATCCGACCGTCAGCAGTTTGCTCGCGACTGTCGTTATTGGCAAAGCCACTCCGGCGTCTTCAAAGTCTGAACCCCAAGTTATTGCTCTCGCTGTGTCATCATCTTTTATCCTGAAGATAATTTTCTGAAAATTGGTTTCAGTTCCAGTCATATTAACATCAGTAATCGCTGCTGCTAAAGCCGTGATTGTGACTGCATCGTAATTATCTGAATTTACATCTGGAGTTGCATCCGAGGCGAAAGTAGCCACCCTCGCAGTAGTACGTTTATTCGTGAAAGTTGAAGTCGAGGAGATGCTAGGAATTACTACACCCTCGACTGCCAAAACACCAGCAGCAGAACGAGAGAGCGTTGTGTCTGTCGCGTGTCCGAGTTCTAGCGTACCTACTCCGAGAGCCGTCGTCGTGTCGTCCACAAGCCCCGTGAGAGGCAGCCCTGTCGCATTTGTGAGCGTGCCTGCGCTCGGAGTTCCAATATCCGCAGTTGTGAGTGTAATTCCAGCGAGTGTGAGAGCCGCCGAAGCACGATTAATTGCTACCTGCGTTGTGCCGATATAAAAGTTTTGGTCATTCGCAGCCAGCGTATTTGTTCCGAGTGGGAGTGTTGAGTTCGTTGCTCCTGTGGTCGTGATCGTGACTGCGTCTGCTCCCGAGAGTGTGAGCGAACCGGAAGCCGGAGTGAATCCTGTGACTGTTGCTGCGCTTCCTCCAATGCTGAAGCTCGCCGCCGTGCCGGTGATATTCGTCCCGATGAGCGTCGACGGTGTGCCGAGGTTCGGAGTTGTCAGCGTGATTCCTGCGAGCGTGAGCGCTGCTGTCGCTCGGTTGATTGCTACTGCTGTCGTTCCGATGTACATCGTTTGATTTGGGGCTGCGTAGTCTGTTCCTGCTACCGCTGCTGCGATGTTGGTCGCTCCGTCTGCTTTGACGATTCCTGTGATTGCTCCGACGATTGGGTCTGTCTCTGATGCCGCACATCCTGTGCAAGTTCCTGAAACAGTCAAATCACCTGGGATCGCTACATTGTTATTGATCGTGGCGTTTGTTCCATCGAAAAACCATCCTCCGCTGTCGTCGTTAGTTTCAGCAAAAGTTATTCCCGCTGCTGCGAGTAGCCCTAGAAAGACTGGCAGTATATATTTTTTCATAAGATTTAGTTATTTTTTAATATCTCTAATTCGGGTGTTTCTAGTCCGCTTTTGGTTCTCCATTCCCTCACCTCTTCATAGAGTGCTTTGACTTCATCGAGAGCCATTGTTGCTTTGACCTTTTTGGCTTCTAATAGGCTTAACTCTTTTAGGGTTTTAGTTTTCTGCTCTTCGGCTTGTTCTGTCGCACTGATAGCCTTTTTCTCGTCTTCTTTTAGGTTAGTAATCTTCTCGTTTGTCTCTTTGATCTTTTCGTTGATCTCTTTAAGTTCTGTGTTGGCTTTGTCGTTTCTGGCTTTAAGCTCTTTTACGGTTTGGAGGTCTTTGCTCAAATCGGCTACTTTTATTTCCAGTTTGCTTTTCTTGTCGCTCCACTCTTTCTTTTCGTCTTCGATATTCTTCTTTTCAGCCTCCGATTCATCTTTCTCTTCTTTGGCTTCTTTTAATAGCGCGTTTGATTTGTTTTGAGAGTCTTCTAGTAAAGATGCAGCCTCCTCTCTGCCTTTTTTAATAATTTCGCTGCTTTTTTCTTTGGACTCATTGATTATCTTTTCGGCTTTTTTCTCGGCTTCGGTTAGTTCTGCTTCTGCTTCCTTTTTTTCTTTATTTACTTTCGCCAAGTTAGTATTTGTTGTGTTGTATGTTCTTTCTATTTTAGAAAGAGCGTCCTTCCTCTCCTTGTTGTCTTTTTTAAGCTTGGTGTTTTCTTCTAAAAAGGCTGCGTTTTCGCTTTTGAGGCTTTTATTCATTTTCTCCTCTCCTTCTCTTAATTTCTTAAAAGACTCATAACTGCGCTGCTCTCCAGCTGCTGCGGCTAGGTGGGTGTTTCGCTCTCTATCTATATCTACTATTTTTTTAATCATCATAAACACTTAAAAATGCTGAAATACTGGCAGAGTCATCTGCATCAGTTTTAGCTGTGATAATAGCGTTGATCCATTTGAAGCCTTGACCTTCTACATTGAGGGTGTAAGTTCCATTGTCGTAAGTTCCACCGCTTGAGAGTGTTAAACCAGTTGATCCTACGATTGTGGTGTTGGAGTCTTTGATCGTGCAACGAGCGTAAGTCCAAAGATTCGTAGTGCTTGATGCAGCAGTAAAGTCTGGGCAGTCGTCCTGATTGCTTCCGACGATTTTGACAGTGTAGGAATCACCAGCGGCTAAACCAGCGGCTACGATGTCGATGTATTTTATTGGGTAGCCTGCGACTGCTGCGCCTGGGGAGTCAATCCCTGTTGCTTGTTTCGCGCTGAGTAGGACGATACCTGTGATTGGTAGTTGAGACATAATTATTTGGTTAAATTTACTTTAAGTTTTTCTAACTTTTTTTGTTCGTGAAGAATCTTTGCTTCCGAGACGAGTATTTTCCCGATCTCCAAAGGAATGTGGACATTTGCGATTACGATGTGTGGCTCTCCTCCCGGATAGACAGGACAAAGATCACTTTCGGATATTTTTTCGACATTAACGCTAGCGATGATCCCTTTGAATTTATCTAGTTCAGATTCTTCTACCTCGGGGACTTCGATCGGATCGCCGACTTTAATTTCTGCTTTAACCCAGTCAGGATTATCATCAAGCATCTTTTGCGTGGCTTTTACAGTTTTTTTAGGCATATATTTTGAATTAACGGCTTGCGAGCTGGGGCGAGTAAATGTACTAATCACAGCCCCGAACGAGGCTGTGTTAAAACACTATTCAGCTTCCTCGATTGTCGCGACGAGTTTCTCTTTTTTAGGCTTTTTATCCTTCTCCTCTTTGGGTTCGGCGTATTCATCTACGCCCATTTCGACCAAGTCGGAGTTTCGAGATTTGATTTCTTCAGACATAATAGTTTAAGTTAAAAATTAAGTAGCTTGAATACCAATAGTCGCAGTAGCAGCACGAGCAGGTGTTACATTAAATACACCAATATCAGTTGCAATCTTTGTGCAATTAGTAGCCGCTGTGTCTCCTGTTAAACGTATATAGCCTCTTGCTTGTGTGCCTGAATCAATAGCTACGGCTGGAGTTGAACCAAGTGGTGCAGCAACAAATTGACAATCATGTAGTTCAAAATCTCTTTCTACATCATTAGAAGCACCTTTAATCATTGCCGTAGCTGTTCCACCTGCAAGTTTCCAAAATCTGCAATTATGCATGTAAGTATCTCTAGCTACTGCTCCAGCAGCTACAGTTCCTTTTGTTAAAAGCATAGCTGGGCGAATTTTATTACCAGTGACAGCAGTGGCTAATGAGCCAAATGTACAGTTACTGAATTGTGGAGAATCAATATTATGAACAAATTCTGCATGAGTATCAGAAGCCTGTTTGCCGGATGCGTAAAATTCACAATTCGTGAACTTGGTATATTCTCCACCGCCTCCAAAGGTAGCTACGTGCTCAGTTTTAGTATTGCTACTCATAAACTTAATATTGGCAAAAGAAGTTCTAACGCCAGTATCTTTGAATCCAAAAACATCAGTTGCTGCAGTAGTTACGCCCATTGAAATTTTTGCGTTTTGACCATACAAACGGTTTGTGCAATCAAGTCCAACAAGGTGGACACGATTTTTAGAACCATCTATCATTGAGGTTATCGTGTGAGTGGAATTACCAATCAGCACGAGAGTGTCGTCTTTGTTCGTGCGAGCCATAGAATAAGCTTGCGCGATAGTTTTTACAGGTTCTTTCATTGTTTCACCCGTATTGCCGTCACTTCCAGCACCGTAATCAACGAAGATATACTTACCGGGAGTAGTCGGAAGTCCACCACCTGCACCGAGCGTTGGAATCCCTGCGACATTTAATGAGCTTAAATCAGTCATTTTATTGTGGTTAAATTGATGGGGAGGAATTTCGCCTCCCCAGATATTTAGAGAGCGTAAGCAGCAGAATCACCACCAGAAACCCAGAATCCACGGAAGTCTTTATTGCCGACTTTGTATCGAGCAGAAATATCAACAGTGATGTTTTTGTTCGAGTCAGTGACATACGGAGTTCCGAGAGTAAGAGCGCGGCGTGTCCAAAAGGCAGCAGGAGTGTTCATCGGGTCAATCAAGCCCCAGCGAGTATCCGAACCACCATTGGCAGCAGCCAAGAGCTGTGAAGAGACAGTCGTGAACAAGCCATCGTAGATGCTGACATCGTTGTTGGCAGTTCCAGAACGTTTTTCACCTCTTGTTGCGATGATCATTTTTTTCTCGATAGCAGGAGCACCCCAAAGGATGAGTTTGCTACGACCATAGTTGAGAGTTTCACCAGCTTTATCTCCTCGTTGAGCCATCAAGGCAAGACGAGCCGTTTCAAGGTTGTCTTCGGTAAACGGAATACCTGTTGCGGAGGCGTTGCTTTGAGTCCCACCTGTTCCTTTGATTGGATGAATGATTGAACCGAAAGGCACACCATCACCGTAAAAGGTCAAATGGTCAGGCAAAGACGCTTGAGCTGTTTGCGAGTAGTTGAACAGATCGAAAGAGTGTTGATTGAGAGTCGTCATCCCAGCGACAAGGAGAGCTTTCGCTCGATCCAATTTCTCGCTAACAATTTGATCGTCTCGGTCTTCCTCTGTGATCGTAATACCACTCGTATATTTCTCCCACTCGAACTGCGTGACATAAGTCGAGATTCGAGAATCAGATTTATAGTCAGCACCTTCTGCGGTTTTTTGCAATTTACCAATTGCGCTCACACCCGAGATAGTCTCACGAGCTTTATCGGATGTTTTGTTCTTAAATAGACTCGATGCCTCGTTTTTATCAACACCTAAGACAGTATCTTTGGCGAGTGCATATTGAGAATCTACTTGAGAAGTTATGTCAGCGAGTTCGGCTGTAATTCCTTTAAGGAAGGGGGAGCCGAGAGTCGCCGATGTTTCAATTACAGACATAGTAGTTTTTAGTTAAAAGATTAAAATTTTATTCGAGAACAGAAGCTTCTTCCGACATTGCGATACTGACAATAAGACGAGTTGAGTCTTGAGGGTCAACACCGTGTGAGTAGAAGTTTGCAGGTGTTCCAATAGTACGAGTAGCAGTTGTTTCCAAGAGTTGATTGTAATTAGTATTTGACGAATCAACATCAATTTTGCAAAAACCAGAATCCGAGCTAACAGTTGTACCGATTGTTCCACTAACAGTAGCGGAGTAAAGCGAAGATTCGCTTGTGTCGATAATGACATATTGAGTTCCATCACCAGTGACGCTGGCATTGTCAGCCGAGTGGGCTGTTCCAGCAGTATGTGTCGAGTTTGTGATCGGCAGTCCATCAGCATCTACGATGGCGTGGACAATACCTTTGATCGGCTGGGCAGCAGCACCATAACCCGCAGTTCCCGCAGAATAAGTTTCTACGACAGAGCCGACAGCCACAACATCACTGGTAGTGATGACGATTGGTTCTGTCAGATTGCGTTGTGCGCCGTTGCGTGAGCCTACATAATTGAAAGACATTGTAGTTTTGAGTTAAAAGATTAATTATTTACTTTGAGGAATGCCTCTTTTGACACTGCGCTAAGCCCCATTTTCTTTTGTTGAGCGTTGAATTTCTCGTGTTCTACTGGGTCATATGCTCCGCTTACGCGGTTAGGAGATACCGAGCCTCCTTTGACAGCTCTCATAGAATTGAGATCATCACTTCTCCGTTTGTCTTCTGCTGTTGGAACTTGGTAGATTCGTTTAGCTTTATCGAGAGCTTCGGTGGCAGTGTAGCCTTTTGTCTTTAGCTCTTCGTATTCTGAAACGAATGGTTCTCCGTGTTCTTCTGGCAGGAGGCTTTTTGCTTGGTCAAGGAGGATTTGCGTTTTAGTTTCCTCGACTGCTCTTTGCACGAGTTTGTCTTCATCTGTCTGTTGAGATACTTTTGGAGATAATTTATCTTTCAAGTGTTTCTCCACAGCTTCCCGAAGCTTCCCTAGTGGCAGGTTGTCGATTGAGTAATCGTCCCTTAAAGCGATTTTGGTCACTTCGGACTCGATCATCCCAGTCCACACCCTTTTTTTGTGTGCCTCTTCCTCATCGGTTTCCTCTTTCTTTTTCGATTCTGCGTTTTCAGCAGTTTCGATTACCGTTTTGGCTTCAGCTTTCTCATCCTCCGTAGAGTCTGGGTCTGCTATCACCGACTCGGCAGCTTCGACGGCTTTTAGCTCGTCGATGTTGTCGTTGGTTTCACTAGACATTTTTATGGGGGGTTAAATATAAAAACCCTGATTTTGTATCAGGGAGGGAGGTTCGTAATCTGTCAAACCCACCTTGCTAGTAGTTTTGACAGAGACGAACCGCCGTCTCTGATACTAGCAAGGTGTGATTTTCAAGGAGCAAATTTTCTTAATCATTTAAATGATAATGTATTTTTTATTAAAGTCAAACTTTTTATTCAGTCTTGCTTGACTTTCTAGCTTCTTCTTTTTTAGCGGCTATACATCCTTCCCAAAGTATTGGTAGTTCGCTTAATCCTTTTCTGAACCAATACTCTTCTTGCGGTGTCATTACTATATTTTTTTTGTCTTCAACATGTTCAATGAGTATTCCTGTTATCTGATTCAAGACATCGTTTTGAAAGTCTTTTTTATCCCACATTTCAGCGAACTGGATTACTTTTGACCCTGCGATTCTACTGCAATAGTCCTTGTCCAGGGTTCGCCGCTTTAAGTAGTCCTGCATTCTGTCCTGCGGGATTGGCAGCATTCCCTCCGTTTTGTTCATCTGGAATTGGTTTAAGTTCTTGAGCAAGTGTGTCTTCACCGAGAGCCATTAATCCCTTCTGTCTCCATTTTGTTTCAGCTTGTGTTCCAGCTGCGAACTGTGCGCCCATTCCCACTTTAGACATCACGAATGCGTCTGTTTCCCACGCTCCACTGCGGCTGTCTTCTTGCACGATGATCTTTTTCTTTTCTTTCAGCAAGACGGAAATATCACCGAGAGTGATTCCCTCGACTCTCACTTCTTCACCGATTCTTTCAGTTGGCAATCCTCTTCGCATTGCGTCTGTTTCGGTTACTTTCGCTTTAACATTGGTCACCACTGGGGTGTCGTTGGTTGGCTTGATGAAACGACGCATAAAGTCGATGATGATTCTATACGCGAACTGATACTCGGTAGCATTTGTTTCTTGCATCGATACTGCTGGACGAATCCTTGCACTTTCTTCAGCAAGAGTTTGAGTTGCTGTTTGAGTGGCTGGACGATCTATATCCTGTAAAGCAATGCCATTTCTTTTGACCTGTTCGGTTGTGTCATTATTCGCTCGTTCGAACTCTCCAGTGAGTGGGTCACTTTTGAATGTTTCAATGGTTGTCGAAGTCCCCGGATCAAGTCGAACGATTGGATCTTCACCATCTCGGCGAAGTTGTGCCGCTTCGTACATTTGGCTCAAAAAGACTCCATATTTACTCTCCTCCATTTGAATGCCACGAGTTGGATAAATATTGTTCTCGATGTGTCTGAATGCCATATTCCTACGCCTCTGATCTTCTCTCGCAAGTTTAGCGTGTTGCTGTCCGAATCCCATTGCGTACATCTCACCTAAAAGCGATTTGCCTTTAAAGTGAAGCAGCGGGATGTAAGATTTACCATCAAGAATATACTTCCAGTCTTTTTTTGTCTCCTTATCGGCTTCATAGCCTGTCCTCCCGATGAATACCTTTTTGATTTTCTTAATAGCGTTGTAGTAAATACCGACTTGGGTGATCTGTTCTCGGTCACGATCTACATTATCATTTGCATTTTGATACGCGTCTTGACCCTGCACCTCTGGCAAGTCTCCCCATAGATATTTCCCTTTTGCTTCTGGGTATCTCTCATCAATCTCGTCTGATGGATATTCGAAGATAACGAAAGCCTCGTTCGCGTCATTGTCACCATTCTTGCTTCGAAGCTGGGTTGCTGATGTTGGAAAAAACACCTGAGACATAGACAAACACCGAAAGTATATTGGTGTCAAGTCGGAATCTTCTGCTCCGAAGTGCATTATTGTGTTGCCTGTTTGTGCCTGTGAGAGGAAGCCCCTCGGGTCATCCCGAAGACAAGAAATAAACCCAGATTCATCGAGTATCTGCGAGTGTGCATCTCTTAAAAGTTGCTTCTCTTCTTCGGTTGAACTTGGTATTCTGAAGATGTAATCTAGTGGTTTTAGCTGTTCGACAATACGATCAATAACCTGCGCTAATAGCATCGGATTAGTCATATCGTTAATATCATCGCTCACTCGAAAACAGTCTGCGTACATATCTGTCACTACTTTCGCACTCCTAACAAACGCGTCTACTTTGGGGCTGCCGTAGCGCATAATATCCATAGCCCTCACGAAATCTTTGTCTTGATTCGTTTCGAACTTTTGCTGTTTTGTCATAGTGAGTGAGACAGCAAGGTGAACAAATTATATTCTATTTTTGGAAGAATGCAAGTTATTTTCGTGAATTAAGTGAGTGCATTTTAGCGCGGTATTCTCTAATTGCACTGACATCATCTTGCGCCACCTTAAACGGCTCGTTGTCTACCCAGTACTCAAGAGCTGTCCGAAAGTGAGAGGTTGCATTGTGGATCGGGAGCTTTTGTTCTCTTGTTCGTTGGCTGCCTTCTTTTACTTCGGGATAGCGGGCTTGCGTGATTGCTTGAATGAAGTCAAGTTGATTCTCGTCGACGAAGTATCTCGGGAGGGCTAGGATTGTCTTTCCTATTCGATCTGCGACTAGTGTCCCACTTTTGGTTTGAATGCTGATTCCGTATTTAGATAACTGCTTGACGATTGTGTTCTCGCTGATTACATTTCTATTGTGTGCGTTGTACGGATCGCCAAAGTGATTGAGGTAATAACTCTTCCATTTTTGATGCTTCTCGATTAAGTTCATTTCCTTTTCGGTGTATTCAAATCCGGGAGTTGGTATTCCGTTGACGAAGGCAGCGAAGAAATCAATATCTTTATCTGTCTTTTGGAATGAGTCGATTATTTTACAGGTGTTGGTTTTGAAGTCTTTTTGAATCCAAATGATCGCTGTCATATCTCTCCCGAAGTCCCACGAGGTGTAAAGTTGTAGCTCAGGATCAAACTCGTATTTACCGAAGTTGGCTTTTCTTTGAAAGTCTTTGTACACAGCGCCAGTCACCGAGTCGTCATAACTAATGTCTAGCTCTTTTGCGGTCTCAAGCGGTGTTCGATTCTTTTTCTCGTTCTCGTACCAAACTTGTGTTTTGTTTGGGTGATCGCTCCAATGAAGCCTAAACTTCTTCATCGACAAGTGAGCATAGTCCTCGTGGCTTGTCATTATCTTGCCGTAGACATTGAATCTTCCTTCGGGTGTTCCGCCGATGATCCTGCACTGCGAAACATCTCTAGTTTTTCTGAATGCTTTCTCGGCGTTTTGCCAAAGAGCGAACTCGTCGAGGACGACGAACTTTCTTCGTCCGCCTGTTCCGAAGTTCTCGCCAGTGTCTCCACTGATTGAGCAATCATCTGTCGAAACTTGTTTGAACTTCTCTAAAATCTCTGGCTTCATCCATTTTGGGAGTCGTCCGAGGACATATCTGATTCGTTCAAAGTGTGAATCCATATCTCCCTGCTTGTCTACATAATCTTCTTTATACGATCCATAAAGGCTTGACCACTTTTGGAATATGAATGCCCAGACTTGAATCACTACCACCATCCACGAATAGCCCATGTCTCGGCTTTTCTCGGTTGTATTGTCTTGTTTGTCTCGGATGCATTGAATTACGCCAGTAATGAATTTGTCTTGAAAGTCGTAAGTGATGAATGGGATGTGTGCTGATTGTCCGTTTTCTTCTTTTCTTGGATCGTATGTCCAGCCGAATACATTGAAGAAAAACAGAATATCATCTTTACATTCTGCGAGCAAGAGCGATTGAATCTCTTTATCTTTTTGCGCTTTCTGTAAAATATTGATTCTGAATAGCTCGTTCTTGTCGATCTGTTTGGGATATTCCATTTATTGGGTATTTCACTCTCTGTTTTTATAGCGTTTAAGCGATTTCTCTTATTTTCTACATTGGCTTGTGCAAGGGCTATCATCAGACTCGCTCACCGCAAAGTACAGAATATTTTTATTTACAGTCCTAGCAGATTATTCAGTGCGTCTTTTCTTTTTTCAGGATCTAGTTTTGATACATCTACATTGCCCATCTTCTCCCCATCACTTGTTAAATCTAACTTCTCTCCAAATCGTTTAGGAAGCTTTTTAGATAGATTCCATTTCTTTGTATCAATTATCAATTTAGCCCTTTGAATATCTTTTTCAGTTCTTGCTATTTCATCCATTTCTTCCGACTCAACTTCTGCTCCAATCCCTTTACTTTTCGCGTATTGCTTGTAAAAGCCCTTTTCATCTTCTAATACCCATCTGTGGATAGTTGACGCATCAGGCATATCATTATCTCTTGCTATTTTCCGTACGCTTTCACCTTCTGATATTCTTTTGCAAATACATAATGCTAATTCTGCGGTGTAGATTCTCGGTCTTCCGTTCGGTCTTCCAGTTAGTTTTGTCATGTCATATTGTTTAATTGCCTTTTGCTATTTCTTGTCGTCCTCTTTCCATTATTCTTTTTACTACTTTGCCTTGTTCTCTTTTTCTGTATCCGTGAGCGGCGCATCCTTTTCCGGGGATGAATGTGAAGGCGTTTCTGTTTTCTTCTTTTGGTTTACATTTGATGCATAACCATCTGCTATTTATTAACGAGGCTGCTCCTGTTTCGTTTCCACATTCTTCGCATTTCATTTAAATATTTGAGTTATTGCCATTATACCTGTTCCGTGGTCTTTTTCAAGTATTGCATCAAAGCTTCCAAAACCCTTTAATTTTTCTTGATTCTTTCGTTAAAGGGAAAGTTATGCTGTACTTTTTCCAGCCGAATATGTTTTTCTTTAAAGGGACGGAGATGTCCTTTAATCCTTTTGTTAGTTCGGTAAATCTTGATTCGGTGTTCATTTAATGGTGATTGTTTTGCAGTCTTTGCATTGATAGAGCTTTTGATATCTTCCTCCGATTACAGCTTCACCGTTATCACTGAATTTAATGATGCTTTTTCCTGTTCCTCCGACTTCCACCATCTCGCCTTTGCATTCTTTACAGCGGTCTGTTTGTTCCTTATTCATTGCTCTTATTCTCTCATTTTGAGTTAAATAAGTCAAGCTTTTCTTTATGTGTAGTCTTTAACCGCCTTGACTTTTGATTCTTTTGGGTGTAAAATTAAGTAAACTAACACCCAAACAAATGAAAAACCCACAACCTTTACCGCTTGGCTTTCAATTAATCGGGCTGGTGTTTTGTCTATGTTCTATGTTTACAGTGCTTTGCTTCTTTTAGTTTAGATTATAATACTTTCTTTATACTCTGTATATCTTATTAGTATTGACAATGGATTTAATCGGAGTAAACTTGAATTACATTAACCCCCAAAAGATGTTTAAACAGAATGATAAAATTCTCGGAACAAGCGAAAAGCCTTTAAAAATTAAAAAAGGATGGTGCGTAAAATTTAATTGTGTTCGTAAATACTGCGACAAAACAATTTCAGAAATTGCACTATTTTACACTAAAAAAGACGCTCAATATTTTATAAAAAACCATCAAGCAGAAAAATACTCGCAAATGAGTTAACCCTTCACGCTTGCTCTCGGTCCGAGGGCTTGCGTGAGTGATTAACCACTCTAATTTAACCCCCAAAAGATGAATAACATTGAACAGCATCTCGAAACGCTCGGAGAATCAAACACTCTCACTGGTAAAGCGATTGAAGCGATGATTGCACTGGCTTCACTCGACGCGAGCAACTCGGATTCGTGGGGAATAATTAAAGAAGAGTTCGGCGAGTGTTCTATCTCGACAATTAGAGAGATTCGCAATTATTTTTTCGGCAATTGGTCGGGAGAATTATTAAAAAGAGAAGCTAAAAAATACATTCAAGCAGCGGCAGAGTGGAGCGAATGCAACCGAAAACACAACACCGAATCAATCACCGCTTAACCCTTCACGCTTGCCCTTACTTCGAGGGCTTGCGTGAGTGATTAACACTCAAAATTAACCCCCTTTAAAATGTCTAAACTTCAACCAAAAGACCTACTAAAAACATTCGAGAACCTTACAGATTGCAGGGAGGAGGAGAAATGCATAGTTTGCGGTCGGAAACGTGCAAAAGGATTTAACGGATTCGCGACAACTTACAGTTGCATGAATGAAGATTGCATTAAATATGACACAAAAGATAACAGACCGCCTAAAATAATTCAAAAGAAATATCCCGACTATCCAAAAAACTAGCTTAACCTTTCACGCTTGCCTCGACTCCGGGGCTTGCGTGAGTGATTAACACTCAATTTAACCCCCAAAAGATGAAAACACTAAACATATCGCCAGTCGAAGCAGAAACTAAAATAATAGAGCTTCTCGCCGCTAATATAAAACGATGGAAAAAGAATAAGTTCTCTAACGAAACCATTGTTAATAATATCAAAAATCTAAACTTGCCAACTCATATTACAAAACAAGCATTGATTTATTCTATCTGAAGCTTAACCTTTCACGCTTGCTCTCACTCCGAGAGCTTGCGTGAGTGATTAACCACTCTAATTAACCCCCTTTAAAATGCAACTGAACATTGAAACTACGAAAGAAGATGTTATTGACTATTTCGAGCAGCTAGACAGTGAAACAAAAAACGAGATATTAAACTCGTTTACTGCAGATCAAGTTATTGGATCTGTAACTATGCACCTAAAGGGCGACGGACATATCAGCATCTGGGATACAAGCGGTTGGAGATGGGGAAGTGAATTGAGAAATGCTATTGCTGAAATAAAAGGAACAGATAAAGAATTGCTAAAAGATCATAATTCTAAAATCAAAAGTCTAAAACACGATATAGAACATTATAAAAAATTCTATGATTATTATTTTAAATTATACCATATCGAACCGAATGAGCTATACATAAAGGTAAAAGAAGAAATAGGTGAACCTACATAAACATTTGATTTCTCGATTGACTCAACACGAGAGTATTACTGAAGGTTATGATGATTTAAACGCTGAAGCAAAATCTAAATCATTGTAGCTAAATACATTCTCGGAGTCAAGCTTGAATCGCGTCGGAGGGCGCGACTAATGGGACTCGGCGATTCGGGAATCGGTCGCAAGGTTCTGCCCTCCCTTTAATTAAATTTAACCCCCTAAAAATGAGTAAACAATCCTACCTAACCCTAAAATGGGGAACGCTAAAACGCTGGGACTTCGACAGCTCGGAAAATGGAGTAAAGCTGCTTAAAGAATATTCAAAAATTGGCAGCTCAATAAGTGCAATTATGCAAAAAGACACGCCAAGGCAAAAAGAAATAATTTGCGAGCTTATTGATTTGTGCGATGGAGATACTATTTATTTAGATTGGGATGGTAAAGATGTCTCAAAAAAAGAAGCAAAAGAATATGTAATCAGCTACGGAATCTAACTTTTATTTTATGAAAAAACACCCCTACCTACCGCCTCCAGTTGCTATTTTAGAGCGTTCAGTGCGTTCTAATGACTGCCGGAGCAAGAAAAGAGAGCTTCGTGTTATGTCTGCTCGCTTTGTCAAGGCGGAATAAAAGTAAGGCTTGACTTCCGTGGCTACGCTCCTATAAGATGGAGCTACTTAACCCACTACAAAATGAAAATTATTACCCCAAAGCAACGGATTCTAAATCTCGAACCAACAATTTCAGAAGAGCTTTTGACAAAAGTTTATCAAAAATTACTCTATGTTCAAGACGAGGTTAAAGTTGACGATGAAATGTTAAAAACATTTATTTTAAACCCAGCATTTTAAAATATGAATAACAAAGAAATTATCGCTTTTGCTAAATTACTGCAAGAATTAACAGAAGATTTTAGCAGCGGTGGAAAGAAAGAAGCAAAAAAAGACTTATTTAAAGCATTCAGCTGCAAATTCAATATAACCGAAGAGGACGCCATTGAACACAACATCGAATTTGTTTTAGATTATGCAAAAACAGAGATCAGCAACGAATGGAAGGCAAGACTATCACATGGTTAAAATACTTAATTAATCAAATATTTTATGATAATAATAGATTTTGTTTCCGAAAAAGAAAAAGAATGTGGAATGAAAAAAGAACTAGTCGAAAAAGATTTTGGTTATATTCCATTCTTTGATTTTATAACGATAGCATTAGTTAAAAGTGGTGAAGATAAAACTTTCAATAACAGCATTTCTATATTCTCGCTTCAAGCGCGAAGCAAAAAAGACTTAGACGAGGCTTGGGATGTGGTTTACAAGAAATATAGAAAATACTTTGATTAATCAGAATGAAAAAATTACTTTGCTTTCTCGGTCTTCACTCGTGGACAATGACTAAAAAATTTATGTGGTGGAAATGCGACTGGTGCGGAAAAAAGAAATACGATCATTATCTTTAATCAATTATATTATGTATATCAAAGAAAAAGGTCTAATCATCACGCTAGCATACCTTGAAAATCTTGAAAAAGATTTTGTAATTTCGCAAACCCGTGATTCAGATGTTGAAATAAAAATAGACTTAGAAACAATAAGAAATGTTATTAAATTATTTAAAAAAAAACATGAGAGAAGTTAAAAAGATTCAACGATTCAGGTGCGAGCCTTCAATTTGGGAGAAAAGTAAAGTGCGGGCTGAAGCTAAAGGAACTACACGCTCTGAAATATGTAGAAAAGCGTTAATTCAATCACTTAATTCTTAATATTATGAAACAGCACATCAAAATAAGCCTTTACGACCTTAATCAAGAAAAAATTGATGAAATAGAAAAAGATTATCCTGAAATTTATAAAGAATTTTCTCCAGTAAATAGGTTTTGCGATCCTTTTGCTTTCGGGATAACTGACGAAAAAGAAACAATTACAGCTTTATCAAAGCGGGCGCAAAATGCAATGGTCGCAACTCAAATTCCACTTGAGAATATTTCAAAAGAATTTTTAGGGTATGACAACAAGCACGAATGCAATTTATTCGAAGATATTTCAGATTTTATTTCTGAATTAGAAGAAAAAGAAAACTATAAAAAACTTTTAGAAATAATTAAATTATGTCAATCTTAATGACTGAACTAGAAGAAATTACCGCTTTGGCTTGGATTGAGCTTCGAAGGTGTTTGATTCGCTACACTCTTCCACTTTCTTTATTTACTTATATTATTTATAAATTATGAAAACAATTATCTTTTTCGCCACCTTGACGATTGTCGCTACGATTCTCCTTGCCAGCGGGTATTCAAGCGGCTGGATGTCTACTTTCCTGCCTGTTTTTTGCTTGATTATGCTAACTCTTAACACAATATTTTTAGATGAATGACCTTTCCCTCTCCACTGCGCGTTCTCTCGTTATCTTGGTTTTAATTATTCCGGTGATGGTGCTTTGGTCTTCGCTTGTTGGATGATTTTTCTTTGAAGTTCGCACGCTCCTTTGATTACTTTCTTCATTATTTTTTTCTGTTCAGATGGTTTGAGTTCGGCGAAGTCGGAAAGTTCGTTTATCTTTTTCATCTGTTGTTGGTTACTACTCTCCTCGTGGGCGTATTGCCTATTTGTTTTGCTCCTGTTGCGTTCTACTGTGAGAATGAATACAATTAGCTACTGGCTCATTCTTGATCGTTAGAGCGGATTTGTGCGGCGTTTATAATACTCAAAATTTGAAGATCTATTTTTTCTATCCGTCTGTTTGATTGAGTTGCTTCGTATGTGTTTAAACAAGCCACAAACGGAGTTAGCATTTCCTTTTCCTTGTTCAGCCCGATTATCGCCTCTTTTGCTAGTTCGTTGTTCATTTTGAAGTGGTTACTTTGTTTTGTGATTTAAATTGAAGTGTTTCTCCGCATTGACAAATAAACTTTTGGAATCCGGGTTTTGATTCGGTCTTCTGCATCGAACTGCCGCATTCTCCGCATTTTATGTCGATCATTGTGGGGTTTTATTCTTCATTAAAAATCTTTTAATAGTTTCTCGTTCTTCTTGAGCTTGAAGTGCATTATATTTAAATTTTCTCCGTCTATTCGCTGGTCGTACCATTCGAAAAACTCGTCTGATGTTAATTTGTATCTGAAAAAGTCTGCCATTATTGTTGTGTCAACGAACCAGTCCCCCCAGTTCATTATTTCTCCGATTTTGGCTCCGACCCAGTACCATTCTCGGGGGTTTTCGTCGGGGTACAGCTCTTTTAGAAAGGCAACGGCTAGTCCATCTGCTGCTTTTTCGTAATTTGTTAGGACTTTGTTCATAGCTTAAGTCTACTCTTTTGCTTTCTTTTTGTCCAGTGATTCTAGAAATTCGATGAATTGATTTCTGTCTTTTGCGTCGTATTGTATGCCGTTTTTTCCACTTACTGGTGCTCTTCCTTTGATTGTGGGGACTTCGTAGATGTAGAAATTGAGCCATTCTTGGAGAATGTCGTCGAAGTTGTCGAGATACGCAGCGACTAGTCTTAAATTATTACCATAATAAAAGTTGCCATCTGGTCGAACTGCGCTGATGCGTTCATCGTCCTTTTGTTTCCAGTGTTCGAGCTTTGTTAGGATTGTTTGGTAGTTCATAGTAGTTGCATTACTTGTTGTTGGAGGCGTGATTCTGCGATCTCGCAGTATTTTTCTTCTAGCTCGACACCGATGAAGCGACGATTGAGGTCTTTACAAGCTCGTGCTGTTGTTCCGCTGCCGAGAAATGGGTCGAGGATTAAATCATTTTCTTCAGTGAATTTTTCAATTATCCACCTCATAAGTTCTACTGGTTTTTCAGTCGGGTGAATGCTTGTTTTTGTGTTCACAAAGTTTGTCCATCGCTGTGTATATTTGAAAACTTTTTTATATCCAGAAATACTTGCTATCTCGCATTGGCTACTGTCCGGCAAAGGCTGAAGCTTATCCCAAACTATTGAACCACCTTCACTAAAGCAGTTAAAATAATTTGCGCCCCAAATTATCTGTCTCTTGCTGACGAGGCGCATAAAGAAAAAAACATCGTCATTTGGTTTATTTTTGTCCCAAAAAACTTTATCTACACTTCGCTTGTCTTCTCTACTAGCAGTACAGTTCCTGTTTTGAACATTTATTCCGTACGGCGGATCGGTCAGAACTAAATCAATCGAGTTGTCGGGTAGCAGCTTCATAAAATCCAAACAGTCTGCGTTTACCACCTGATTTATAGACTGTTCCCAGTTCGTGATTTCGTTTAGCTTTAGCATTTAGATTCTAGGTACGAGTTGAGTCTTGCTAGTTGTATTGCTCGTGTCGCATTCTTGTTTACACGACGAGCAGATTGCGTTTCCGTCGTCGTCGTATTCGATTTTCGCTAAACAGCAGTGGCTTTGCATATTAGAACATTATTTGACCATTTTCTTTATTAAACTCTAAATCTGTTTCAGCAGTTTTTCCGTGCCTATTCTTTCTTATTCTACAGGTAAACGGAACAATTTCTAAACCCTGTTCGTTTTTTCCGCGGACTAACTCGATTCCAACATCACAAGCCGCTGCTATTGCTCCACTGCCTTTGAACCCCATTGTTTTCTTATCGTTGTTGGCTGATTCGTTTGAAACTTGCGAAAGTCCAACGATGCATATATTATTTTTTAATGCGAGCGATTGAAGATTGATTGAGATGTTTGTTAGTCTTTCATATTCGCTTTTTTCATCTGATTTTATATTTTGGATGAAATCAATGAAAACTACTTTTGGTTTTTCCTGTGTCGAAATTAAATGAGACTCAATTTGCTCAATCCTATTTTTATCGTTGAATATTTTTAGTTTTAATTTTCTCAAATCATCTACTCCTTTTTCTCTAAATCGTATTTCAAACATTCTTAAAAATCTTTCGATAATATCTTTCTTTGACATTTCCAGCGAATAGAAAAAAACTAAATCATTTTTCGCGACATTCTTTATCATTTCAAGTGCAAATTGAGTTTTACCAACATTCGTATATCCTCCCACGATCCAAAAATGACAGCCTTTCAGCCCGATTGTGTTTCTGTCGAGAAAATCTATTCCTGTTTGGACTCCGTTTGTTTTGCCTTCACTTCGCTCGATCAATATTTCGTTTAGGCAGTCATCAATCGTTTTTGAGTCAAAATCCTGCATATGATAAACCTCTGCCAAAATTTTCTCTAAATCTTCCTTTGTGTTGAGCGGATTGCTTTTTATTTTAAATTCAATATATTCCTTTTTCAGCTGATTTATTATTTTGTCAGTGATTGGCGGACACCAAAATTCTTTGAATTCCTGAATATGTTTCCAGTCTTCTCCGAATTTGACATATTCTCCATTATGAAATTTGACCGATTTCTCAAAAAAATCTCGGTGATTTGTAAAAAGTTTTGAGTCGAGGCACATCAATTCTGATCGAACATCTTTGCGTTCCCAGATTCCGGCGATGATGTCTAATTCTGTGTTCATAAATAGCGGGTAGTTTTATCTGCTTTTTTAATTTTGGGTTCTTTGCCGCTACACCAGCCTCCTACTGCGGCGCGCCAGCTTTTCATTTTGTTTTTGCCGACCATCCAGCCTTTCGATTCGTAGAAGTTCCAAAATTTTTGCGCCTCGGCTTCGTTGAATCCCTTTTCATCGAATACGACAATACACTCTTCGATTTTAGGAATCACAAACCGAGGCGAAGCCGAGGGTGGTTTCTTTTCATTCTTTTCATTCTTATCATTCTTGTTTATGTATCGTCTGCTGTCTTTCTGCTGTCTTTCTGCTGTATCGTCTGCTGTATCGTTTTGGAACTTCTCATAGTTTAGAATGGTGATTATTGTTGTTAGGTATCGGTCTTTCTGCTGTTCTATCTGCTGTTCAGTTTCAAGTAGTTTTAGGAAGCGTCTTACCTTGTTCTTGCTCCACTTCCATCTCTTGCTCATTGTCAATTCACTCCATCCGATCTGTCCCCTCTCAATATTTATTATGTTTCCGCGGATGCTGATAAATCCCTTTGCGTGGTTGGCATTAAGAAATAAATCAATCCATGCTTGCGCTTTCGTGAATGGTTCGAGGAAGTATAAGCTGTTATCTTCAATGCTCCTGTAAAGCCTAACCCATCCTCTTTTTTTCCAGTCGTTCATAAATACTTTGTAAATTTTTAGGATTATTAAAAATAGATTCTAATATTTCAGAAACCTCTTCTTGGTTAATATCAAAATTTCCAACTCCATACATTCTGAAGTTTGCAGCGTGCAAATTTTTCGCGAGTTTTTTATAGTTCTGATTCTTCATGTCGCAGGGGGTTTAAATTATCTCAAAGGCTCACACCACTAAAAACCCCTTGCGAGAGAAAGGTGATGTGAGCTTCCGAAATAATTTTGCAAGAGGTCATTTACTCGATTGTACACCTTTTTTGCTCAAGAAGCAATATCCGTCTTTACGGTCAGTGAGTCTATCTGTTTAAGCATCTTATCGACTGTCTTCTGCTCTTCTCCGTCCACGAAGTACCAGAGGGACATTAGGGCTGCTTTTATGTCTCTTGTGTATTTCGCCCTGTGGAGTTCCTTGTTCATTTTGAGTGGGGAGAAGGGCAGGAGTCGAACCTGCTACACACACTTATTGACGCGTTGAGTGTGATCTCCGTGGGGTGCGTTCGCCGTGACGCTTCACCTCTCCATATATTAAATTTATTTATTATTTTATATGTACTAATTCTATCAAACCACTCTCTTTATGTCAATACGCAAAAAATCCACCGATGAAAGTGGATTGCATGCAACACCCGGAAAATGTAGGTTCAGTATATCAGTTGTGGGGAGAAAGTCAATCTCTACATTCCCACAAACACCGAGATTTTGTGGGGGGCTGAACAGAGTCCAGGGGAATATAGAGAGTCAACTATTTCTTTTTCAGTTCTGCCATTATCTTTCGTTTCAGATATGTAAGATAATACGCAAAGGTTTCAGTATTGTCTAGGCTGATTGGCACTCCTCGATTGTTGAAGCCGTGCATCACTACATGGACTAGCTCGTGGTCTAGCACAAAGTCGTTGAGAGCCTCCTTCTTGTTTTTGATGAACAGGGCGATCGTAGCCCAAGTTGTTTTGCTAGTTACGAATGTAAAAGCTCTTCCATTAGCATCGCCACGAGACTCTTCAAACGGATTATTACTAAATCTAGTATTCACAAAGTCAGTTGCTTCCTTTGGAGAGCAGTCCCAAATGAGCCAAAAGCCCTCTTCGAGAAACTCATCTACTATCCACTTTTTTTTCATACCTTAATACTACACTCCTTTTAGAGACTTTTCAACCATCCTTGTCAGTCCCGGGAATTTCAGTCTGTATTCGTGGCGGACAGTTCCCTTTTTCTTCTTTGCTAAATAGAATGGCTTTTTGCCTTTCGCTTCAATCGTTCTGATAATTCTGTTGAGATACAAGGACGACAGATTATCACGAGAGAGGAGAGAGGTCAAGATTATAAATCAACCCATCTTTTGTATACTCGTTTTATATTTAAAAGATTGACAGGGTGGATTCCGTTTGCTAGACTATTCACATAACCAAACCAAATGACTCAACCAAAACGAAAGCCACTCTCGATCGACCTTGCCACTAGGAAGCTCCTAGAGGAGGCTACAGCCCTCACACAGGCAGGGCAGGATAGAAAGGTCTACATGTCAGATACGATCTTCTACGCCCTTAAAAAGCAAATTAAAGACCCTTCAATTGCCTAAAAGCTATGTCACACACGAAGACCTCCAAAAAGCTTTCGAAGAGTTTAGAAAGGAGATCGAGGTGAACAAGAAGCTAGTTAAAGAGAGAAAGAAATTATTTAATTCTAAAAAATGACTAACTTTGAAAAATCACTAGAAGACCTGATGGTCGCGGCAGCAAAGTTCTCACAAGACAGTGAGGCTGTTGAAAACGAGCTAAAAGAGCTGGAGACTTTAATCTTTGCCAAATGAATGAACCAACGGACTGGTCTATCCGAGCACAAAATGGAGGATACGACCCAGCAGATTACGAAACAGAACAATAACACCACTTAAAATGATTCAAACAATAGTAGGGATTTCTTTTAATCCTGTAAATGACGACTCAATCAAGACTGGCTCTGATGTCAATATTATCCACGACCGAGATAATAAGTTTTCTTCAAGGGCTATTGCTGTTATGTTCGGTGATACAAGACTCGGGCATATTGGAGAGAAAGCCAACGAAAAACACGAAGAGATATTTAACAGCCTTCCGTTAAAAGCGAAGGTTCACACGATTGCAAAACTTTCCGATGGCGAAGAGTTCGCCAAATTTAAAGTCGGTGAGATTACTCATTTAGAAGTTGAGTTTCCTATGTCGTCAGACGCTAAATCAGGCACTAAATCATTCAACGAAGAAATAGTGCTCAAGTTCGATCCGAAGAGCCACAGATACACCTACAACGGCGCAGAGCTAATATCTGCGACGAACTACATCAAGAGATGGGTGAAAGAGTTCGACAAAGAAACAATTTCTTTTCACTACGCCAAAAAGCTAGGATGCAAACAGTCAGAGGTTTTAGATTTTTGGAATGGCGCAGGGAAAGTCTCGGCTGACTTTGGAACTTCGGTTCACAATGCTCTCGAACACTACGAGAAATTTAAAAAACTAGGAAAGATTATTCAGGACAAAAAAGAATTAGAATTTAACAAAGCTCTCCCAACTCATCCTGCTTTGAGGAAAATCGTTTCAGAGTTTATTGATAAGTTCGGAGATCACGAGGTTGAAACCGAGATTGTGGTCACGAATGTCGAGAGAGGATTATGCGGGATGATAGACCGATTGAAGGTTATCGATTCAGAGAAAAAGATTTGCCGAGTCGAGGACTACAAAATCAATGTCGGAGCAGAAAAGAAAGGCGATAAGTTTTTAGGACAGATGGCAGAGCTACCAGCCAACAAGCTTTCTAAATACAGATTACAAATGAGCTTTTATGCCCGCTTGTTAGAATTGAGCGGATGGAGAGTAGAAGGATTAACTGCCTACATCTACGAAGACCAGTGGAAAAAAGTAGATATGGAAATAATTAAACTTGATTTTTAGCTATATTTAAAGTAGAATTAGCCCATATTGTTAGCTCGGATGAGCTTCTCACAAATTATTTAACCAAATTATAATGCCTGGCACACCAATAACATCAGGGAAACCATTCCTCTCAATCGTGGGCGGAAACTTCTCTCAAAAAGTAAAGGAAGGAACTCCCGGAGCGACTTGTCGCAAGTGGGAAATCCCCAATGGAGCAAGCGGAGAAAAATGGGAGTTTATCTTTAAAGAATGGGAGGGTCGTATTGTCTCGATCAAGTTTAAAGATTCTGACTTCGGAAAATCCTGCGATGTAGAGCTTGAAGACGCTGTTGTCTCTCTCAACACAGAGGCTCGTTTCTTCCCCGACTTCGCTAAAAAAATCTTCTCGGCTGACCTCTCAAAATCAATCTCATTCGCCCCTTACGACTTCGAGGGTGATGATAGTAAAAAGATCGTCGGAATCACAATGCGACAGGGTAACGACAAGCTCGCCAACCACTTTTACGACGGAGAGAAAAAAGAAGCCATCAACGGAATGCCAACGACCGAGTCAGGAGTTAAGTACGACAAGGACGACTGGAAAACCTTTTTCATCAAAGTTAAAAAGTTCTTAATCTCCGAAGTAGAAAAGCTTGAGATTCCGTATTTTGAGCCAAAGGTCGAGGAAGATAAAACTCTCACCGTCAACGACCTCAAAAACGCAGGAACACCAGAGGCAAAAGCTAAAGTGGCTGCGGCAGTATCACCGACAGACGAGAAAGTAGTTATTGACGATCTCCCATTTTGATGTTATTTTAACAATGAAAGCAGACTACTCTGATCTCGTTTCAACCACCGAGCAGCATTCAAGACTGTCAGTAGAACTTGATGGACTTCTGAAAGACGAGAGGGACGCTAAGTTTCTCCTCTTACAAAAGGAGTCCGATGTGAGAAAAGTTCACTTTCAAGCAATGGCTTCAAAGGAGATTAGCCAAGCCTACTTCAGAGAGCTACTAAAGGATCAAACATTCGACGAGATGGTGGATTATGAACGAGCCAAGACCGAGCGAACAATTAAGGCGAATCAGCTTTCGGCAGTTAGAGAACAGCTTTACACGCAAAAAAAGATTATGAGCATTTAACCCAATAACCATGAAAAAAGAAATCATCATCTCGGCAACGATAATCTGCGTTGTCATCGGAGGCTCGGTTCTAACTTCTCAAAAGATGAAGCAGAACTCAATCGAGAGGCAGTTGGAAATGAAAATAAGCCAAGAGAATCTCATTCTTGAAAACGAACGAGAAAGAGTTCTGATTGAGGAAGCCAACGCTAGGGGCGAAGAAATCACCAAAAAGAGAGAACTTGAAAAGTGCATCGACCTTGCTGATTATGATTACTGGTCTTATGTCGAGTTAAACGGAAAAGGTAAAAGATACGACGAGGGGGGGGTTACAGCTCAGACTAATATTTGGAATACGGCTGAGAAAAATAAAGAAAAAGACATTGATAATTGCTACAAAAAATTTAATATTTAAATGAAACGCACTCCATTCAGAGCGAAACCACCCAAAGCAAAGTTTACCGAGAAGACTCAAGCTTTGTTTTTTGATTATCACCCAGTCACAACCTGTTGGGTGTGCGATTGGTTTCACGCAGATTGTTTACATCACATCTTTCGGAGGGTAAGTAATTCGCCATTCAATGCCGCTCCAATGAGCAACTTCACTTGCCACATCAACAGAGATGAGAAAGACGGACAGCACTTAACTCACCTCACAACCGAAAATCAACAAGCGTACTTAAAACATACTATTCACTACCTTTCCGAGATGGGATATGAGCCGACAGAGGCAGATAAGGCTTTTATTGAGAAGTACGCTGACGAGGAGAATAGAGCTTTATTTCTTGAAGCATTTAGATTTTGAAAGAGAAAGACATTCAGACCGCACTTTCCAAGAAGCACACAATGCACGGATGTTTCGAGTTGAAATTGTGCAAGACCAAAGCCATTCGCCTAGATAGCGTGAAAGATCATCAAGTCGAGGCTTTACTGGCTGCTAGTTCAGAGAGCGGGCTGTATCACAAGATAACAGACTCATTGCCAGTTTTTGGCGGAAACAAACACATGAGATTTACAAGCAAGAAGCCTTTCGACTTCGTGTTTCTCAAGAACACTCCGGCTTATGTGGTGATCTGCTTCTATGTTCCACGGAAAAAGAAAAGATGTCTTTACATTCCAATTAAAAGATGGGTTGAGTTTTGTGCTATTCACCCGAGGAAGAGCGTTAGAGAAGCGGAGTTGGAGGAATATGCAGAGTGTGAGATTAATCTGTAAATAAACTTGACTTTATGTAGTCGATGAACTAAGATGATTATGATGACCAGTTCAATAAATATCGGCTCAAAGCTTAAAGCTCTCCGAGAGGCTAAAGGGTGGACTAAAAACGAACTAAGCAACATGACAGCTCCTGATGGTCGTGTAGCTCATTCTCACATCAAAAGAATAGAGAACGGAGACATTCAGAATCCGGGAGTTGGGACGGTCGAGAAGTTAGCAAAAGCACTTGGTAAAACATTGGCAAATTTATACATTTAAAACAAACAACGCACCACACGAAAGTGAGTGCGATACAAAATACAAATAATTTAATCCCATGAAAAATGAACAACCAAACTTTAAATCTCGAAAAACCGGTAAACCCTCGTACTCTCGTAATTGGTTCGACCGTTTTGGTCTTGGTGTTTCTCTTTGTAGCTTTGTTATCATCCTCGGATGCTTCCGATTCACCCCAGGCAGTATCGCCCTTACAAGAGCAGTCGAATCGCCAAGTAGAGTTGCTGGAGCAGATCTCCTCCTCGTCCGTGATTATCGCACAGCAGGAGTTTCAGTTGACGGCAGCGAGAGCGGAGTTAGCGATAGTGGTCAAGGCGATGCAGGATTTAGCCCATCAGCCGGAGCAGGAGTTCCTGAAGAGCGTAACAGTCCCCTCGACCTCAACAGACTTGCCTACGCCGTCTCAATAGCCGAATCTAGTGGCTGTACTAGCCACGCTGCACTCACACTAAACAATTGCCACGGGATAATGACTTGGGCGAGCAGAGAGAGACAATTAAAAAGATTCAACTCAACAGCAGAATCATTCGCAGCATTCAAATACATTTGGAATAAAAGCTACGGAAGATTCCCCGACAAAGAATTAGCGTGGAAATGGGTCTGTGGAGGAAATGCAGAAACTTGTGATGACTCGGTTGACTGGTTGAAAAATGTAAAATTAAATTACTAATTATGACTACCCCCAAAATAAAGGTCGGAGAGCATTGACCCAGCATAAGAAATTAGACTTCTAAATAGTAAAAAACAATTAACCCCCAATTATCATGAAAATCACAAAAGAAGAAGCTCTCAAAAAAATTGATGAGCTACAAAGTTTTGTTTCCGAGTGCGACCAGAAACAAGAGGTAAAAAAGAGTTGGAAAATAGAAATAAAAAACAGACTTACCGGATCAATTCTTTTTCAGTCTGATAGAGAAACAATAAAAGAGGCAATAGTTGAAGCAGTTGAAAACAATGCCAACCTCAGCGATGCCAACCTCCGCGATGCCAACCTCCGCGGTGCCGACCTCTGCGGTGCCGACCTCTGCGGTGCCGACCTCTGCGATGCCAACCTCCGCGGTGCCAACCTCCGCGGTGCCAACCTCCGCGGTGCCAACCTCTGCGGTGCCGACCTCTGCGGTGCCGACCTCATGAATTGCAAATTTTATGGAAAAACATCCAGCCCGAAAATTCTCACAAAAACACAAGTGCCAGTATTCCTAGAAGCACTTGGATTTAAAATAGAGCATTGAGCCAGCATAAGAAATTAGACTTCTAAATTATGAATATCATAAAACTCAGATCGGGAGAGGAGATGGAATCAGATGAGTCCCAAAGGACGCTCCAAACGATGCGGAAGAATCTTTGTCCCGAAGATCCCGAAGATTGTCCACTTTACCCAGATTGTATTTTGAGCCGGATGAAGATTGCTCATAATGTCTACGGTGTTTGTAGATTGATTAAATTAAGTGAAATTAACCCCCAAAACGATGAATGAAGTCTGCATCTGCGCGGCAGTCAAGTCTGAAGACGGAAGAATCTTCAGAGGACATCGTCATTCGGACTGCTTCAACGCGATGCGATTACGAGAAGTCAAGCCGAGCTCAAAGCCATGCGCCCAAGGATTCATCACCTCAAAAAATCGCTATGTCGATCGACCAGAAGGATATGCTTTACAAATCAGCGCAGGAATAAAATCTGTTTGCACTGAGGGGAACTTAGCTCCAAATGGCTACTGGGCGAACGGCGAACTTTACAGCGAAGACTTATATTAATTCTACACAATGACCACTAAAATCACCACCGAAGAAAAGCTCGCATTCTTGACTGAAAAATATGGAAGAGAAGGCGACAGCTCCTTTACTCCGAAATCTAAATTTAATTTAACTCTTTCCGATGTGCTGGCGGCGATGGAAAAAGTTTTCGATCAGGGCAACAAGAGGGCTTTTATGGAAGCAGCAGAGTTTGATATTTTAGAACTTGTCGATGCTTGGAAGTTATCTCACAACCTCCTCCGAGATCAGAAACCAAAAGTCGTGGACGCCGTATTTGAAATTTTAAATTTATCAAAATGAAGCAAATCACTCCCGAAATCGCGCAGGAAGTTATCGACTATTTTGCGGACAAAACTTTGAGTTTTGGGTGCAAAGTTCGACTGCCTATTCTTGAAAATTGCAGAAAAACAAAACATTCATTTACCTCGAAAGTTTTGCGAAAAGATGGCGACGGAATAATTATTTTTGGCGACGGAGACAAAACCGCGGGGTGGGTTGGTGATTTTACGATTCAAAAAATCCTCGGACACCCGATTTTACTCGACAGAATAATTGAACTTCGACCTAATGTAAACACACAAAAACTTGTTAATTTATGGAAAAAATACGGGATAAGAAAAAGCCTTCAAGAATTGTCAAGCGAGAAAACCGATGAGCTGTTCGGCTTCCTTCACAATAAATGAAGTGTCCTGTGACTGATTGCGAAGGTGAGATGAAAGAGGCGTTTGTCACCCAAGACTACAAAAGATTCCTTCGATGCCCTCTCTGTGGGGCTACTACTGAAAAAGCAATTGATAGACCATTAACAATTGAATAAACTCCTAAAATTTTCCGCACTCATCCTGCTCCATCTACTTATATTTTATGTCTTGATTAAGATAGCGTGGGAGATAGCCTACGACTACGGTATGTGTAATATCACTCAAATAATCCTCAACCAATGACACTCGAACAAATAAACTCACGAATTAAAGAACTACGGCTTCATATGAGAGAGTGTCCCGAAGTTTCCCTTGAGGCTACTTATCGTAATCTACATCGTCAGCAGTGTGTTGAGATGAATAAAGGTAGTGATAAGATTTATGTCAAAGCTCACCCAAACCTCAAGCTATATCCTGATTATCGTTTAGGTGATAATATAATATTTGTATGACCAAGATAGGACACGAAAATGTCGCAAGAAAGGAAACCAAAGGAAAACAGCCCGGTTCATTCAAGCACGACTTTGATTGGGCTAAAGACAAACACAAGATGAGTCTCAAAAATGCCACGACTAGTCTGAATACTAATTCAAAACCTTCGAAGTTCTTCTTCCCACCAAAGCATCCTTTTGTTATGGGTGATTAGTTTCGTTCGTTATTCGCAATTTGGTGAGCTGATTCCTGTATCTCTTCCATTTCTTCTTGGAATGCTCCGACCTGTTTTTTGAGTGTGTCTGCTGCTACCCAGATTCGTTTAGCTAGGGTGATGTTGTCATTCAAAAGCGTGGAAATTAGAGAATATAAGTTGCGCCCGGGGCAGAGCGAAGCCGCAGCGTCGCGGTGTCCGATTACTTCGGTTATGTTTCTCGCTGCCAGCATTCGTTTCAAAACGTTGATTTGAGCCTCTGTGGGGTGTTCTGTCTCAAAGTTGCCCGCTAAACAGATATGGATGTGTGAGGCGTTCACAGCGGCGTTCTGTGTGCCTGACGACGATTCTGTGAGTGGTCGCCCTTCTCTGATCTTTCCATCAGCCTCGACGAAGAAGTGGTACGCCGTGTTGTCTCCGAATCCTCTTTTTTTGTGGCTGTGGAGGATTATGTCCCACTGGTTGGGAGTGGAGAGAGGGAGTACGCTGTGGTGGATACAGACTTTGGTTTTCATTTAGCTTATTCTATTCTCTTTGGGAGGTTTGTCAATTGACTTTGCATTACGCTCTGCAAAGAGAATTAAAACTGTATGTATGCAGTAGTCTTATTAGTTTCTCATTGTTTTGTTTGACTTGGTGGGAGTATTTTGATAAGCTTGTTTTATGAAAGTTATCTCATCAGAAAAAATACCGATCAAGATGTGGCTTGAAGATATTGAGGATGGAGCAGTTGAACAGGCTAAAAACTTGGCTAATTTGCCATTTGTTTTCAAGCACATTGCTTTGATGCCAGACGCGCATCTCGGCTATGGAATGCCCATCGGAGGAGTTATGGCGACCAAAGGAGTTGTTATCCCAAACGCAGTTGGTGTCGATATTGGGTGTGGGATGTGCGCAGTTAGAACTTCTTTAACAGACATTGATATTGAGACTCTTAAAAAAATAATGGGTGAAATTCGTAAGGTTGTTCCTGTTGGATTTTCAAAACATCAAGAAGCGCAAGACAAGACTTTGCTGCCGAACTATGAGTTATGGGAAGATGAAATTACATATAAAGAAAAAAACAATGCCCTTAAATCTATCGGGACGCTAGGAGGAGGCAATCATTTTATCGAAATTCAAAAAGGTTCAGATGGTCATATTTGGATTATGATTCATTCGGGATCGCGGAATCTTGGCTTTAAAGTCGCCGAACATTACAATAAATTAGCTATTGAATTAAATGAAAAGTGGCACTCGTCTGTTCCAAAAGAACACGAGTTAGCTTTTCTGCCACTCGACAGCGAAGAGGGACAAGCATATTTGAGAGAGATGAATTATTGTGTTGAGTTTGCTTTGGCAAACAGAAAACAGATGATGGCTCAATGTTTAAACTCATTCGGTAATACTATTGGAGTATTCGATTATGATGATGTGATAAACATAGCTCACAACTACGCATCTTTGGAGAGTCATTTCGGTTCAAATGTGATGGTTCACCGAAAGGGGGCGACACTGGCGCGAGAGGGGACGGTTGGTATTATCCCGGGGAGCCAAGGCACGAAATCCTACATCGTAAAAGGAAAAGGCTGCAAAGAATCTTTTGAGTCTTGCTCGCACGGAGCTGGTCGCTGTATGGGTCGAAAACAAGCTCAAAGAGAGCTTAATCTGGAGGAAGAAATAAAAATACTCAACGATCAAGGAATTATCCACGGAATCCGAACTGAAAAAGATTTAGACGAAGCGAGTGGTTCGTACAAAGATATTGATGTTGTTATGGAAAATCAAAAAGAGCTAGTTGATATTTTAGTGGAACTAACTCCATTGGCGGTCATAAAAGGCTAGTAGCTCATTGGTTAGAGCAATCCTCTCATAAGGGACTGGCAGATGGTTCGATTCCATCCTAGCCTACCAGTCTCTCTTGACATCTCTTACAGTAAAGAGTAGAGTGTGGGAGTATGTTTATACCGTTCTGGGTAATCGTCATACTAGCTGTGCTTCTTTTAAGTAAGGATGGTCTAAGTCTCCTTGCTTTTATTGGTTTTTGTTGTTTTGGGTGGTTGGTGGTAAAAATGTTATTCTTTGGTATTTTGTTGGTAGTAGCTTTGATTTTTTAGAAAAAAGGGACATCTGAACCAGATGCAAACTCTACTACTTTTCCAATTCCATATGCTTCGGCAAGTTTTATTGCTATTGCTTTCATATTTTTTTCAGTAATTACTCTACTTTTTACAATATCCTTAACTAAAGCTTCTGGTAAAACAGATCTCAATAAATCACCTTCTGCTGTAAAGTCGTTGCTTATTCCGTCTTCAAGTAACATTTTTCTTACTGATGGCTCTTTTACTGTCCCTCCATCCATTATCTTTCTTTTTAGTTTTAGCACAGTGTCTCTACTAGTTTTTTCAGCCTTGAATGCAGATTCAGTTTTTAAGTCATCAAGATATTGTTGAACCCGTGGGTCATTAGGATTTTCTTTTAATATTCTGTCTAAATCTTTTTTTGTTATTTCTGTTATTGGTGAACGCACAAGTGGAACTTTTTGTTCTAATAAAACACTCTCTAGCCCATCTCTAAATACTTGTCCATCAACAGTATTGCCACTCAAATTCTTAATTTCTGCGTCCATAGCTTTGCCTATCTTGTCTATCTGTGCCTTAGCAGCATTCTTTGCTTCTGGTGTTGCAGATTCAAAAAGTGCCTTTTTAGCTGTTGAATAAGAATCACTTAATTGAGCAAACTTCTTGCTTGTATTTTCTACTACATATTTTCTTAAATCAGCAACTGCTCGATAGCTCGTTCCTCCTGATGGAGACATATCAGAAATCTTTATAGCATAATCTGCTAAATCACCTTTATCTAATATTGCTTTTGGATTATCCCAAAACTCTGCTACAACTCGTTTGTGCGCACCTTCTTTTGCAAATTTAGTTGACTCACCAGTGAATTTTGGAACTACTTTTTCACCAGTTGTTTTTTCAGCTACTTTATAGTCTGACATTAAACCTTCTTTTGTAGCCTTCCTTCTAGCAGTTGCTTCTATATTTTTTTCTACCGCTGCTTCTGCACCTTTGAACGTTGGTCTAGTTTCTTCAATAACTTGCGCGCTTCTTGCTTTACTAGCAGTTCCTGTCGCCTCGCTAATAAGACCTTTGCCTTTCTTGATTGGTGCTGTCGCTAATTCTTTTAATTCTGGTAGTGTTTTTTTAGTAATATTGGCTGTCTCTTTTACTGTTTTTCCACCGATTCCAAAAGTGAGAAAGGCATTAACATATCCAGCTGAACCCTCTGCTGTTGCAGCAATGTTGGGATTGTTTTCTTTGAACGACTGCCAGCCTTCTGCTAATCCAGCGGCTTTTTCTCCAAAATAGTTTTGGATATTTTCGATAGCCTCATCTGGATCTCTTCCAGCCTCAATGTTGACTTCTCTAATTTTATTGCCATAATAATTCTTTACTGTATTTACCATCAACTCTGCTGCTGGCTCTAATGGTGCTTGGACTGCATTAGCTGTAGCTCCTATGGCATCACCACCAATCTTAAACGCAGCTACTCCTGGATTTAATCCTTGTCCAGCGGGCATTTGTTTAGCTATGTTGGCGATGGTTTGCTCTCTTTGGTCTTCTGGTATATCTTCGACAGTGAGACCTTTCTCAGCAAGTCTTTTATTAACATAGTCCATTTGCTGTTTTTCGTTTCCGTGCATAAAACCTCTTACAGTCTCTTGAACATTTTGAGAGCCTTTTTCTATCGCCTCTGCTCCGCGCCTGATTGTCCCTCCTACTATTGGAAGATCACCAAGAGCCTCTGTGACTGTCGGTATTCCCTTTGGTGGAGCTGGTTGCGTAAATTTAGTGCTTGTCAAAAACTTGCTCTTTTTCCTGCGTTGTATTGGAGCAATTACTGCATCAAGTGCCGCTTTTGATTCTTCTGATAACATTATAAAAATTGGTTAGGGTCTATTTTGAGTTCAATTAAATATTGTTCAATATCCTCGTCGTTTTCTCCTGCGTCTATAAGCCCTTGAATCGTATTTTTCGTTTCAGTATAGCTCGCCTGTTCGCCTTCATCTTCTAGGTCGAATGTTATTAAGTCTACTTCTCCTCCTTGTGGTTTTTGAACACCAAATATATCCCAAACTCGATCTTGCTGTGCCGAGATACTGGATTCCAATATCACTCCCATTTTACTAATAGAAGCCTCTAACGCGTTCTCAAATCCTTCGATGCCACCCTCCGCAAATCCGTCGAAGATAATTTGCTCTGCTCTATCATGATCTGAATCATTGATTTTTCTGATATTACCATTATCGTCAATTTGACCAGAAAGAGCAGCATTATATAGCGCGAACTCCTCCCTCAACTGGCTAAGATGGAAACTGTACTTAGACAAATTAGGGTCATTGAATTGTTCTCCGGCGAACATCTTCACAACATTTTTTAACTTAATATCTCCGAAAGAAGCCTCGTCAGCAGCCTCCTTGAGATTACCTAGCGTCGCTCCTACCTCACTTTCTGCTACTTGAGATTGATTGTTTCTTAAAACATTAGCAGTCACAGTCTTTTGATAAGCATCATATTGCGCTCCAATCAAAGAAGTATCTACATCATTTGTTTTAGCCCATGTTTCAAATTCCTTATTGGCTCTATTACGAGTAGCGGCATCTCTTGGAAGCTTTGATAACTGACCTGTAGCCGCCATGAAAGCGTTTTGACTTAACCCAGTGGCAGCAAGAATATTTTGGCTAGTTGGGTCTTGCACTACTGAGTCTGCTAATCTTTCAGCTACTTGTTCACCTAAATTAGCTTTTTCAGCCTCGGCGAGAATTGCATCTTTAGCGGATGGAGTTGAGGCTAATTCATATCTGCTTACGAATCTATCAGCTTCGGTTGCAGTTCCTGCTGCACCTGCATTCTCCTTCGAGGTCAAAGACAGGTTCTCATAACCGATCACGCCCTCGCCTGTTGGAGAGGCTAAATCATTAAACGAGATATTTCTGCGGCTTCCTTGACCTCCTCCGTGTCGGTTTACATCATAAATGGTAGCTGTTTGATTTTCATAATCTACCGATTCGACAAATCCACAATGACCAATTCCAGCCGCTCCGATATTGGATACGAACACACTGCCTGGAGTTGGAGTGTCGCTATTGATGTTGCGAGTTTTATCAGTAAGATTTGATCCGTATTTACTCGCAGATCCTAATGTATCATTCACGAATGCAGCGCATTGTCCGTAGAACTCTTGTCCTCCTGTCCGTGAGATCCCCGCAGCGGCGTATAGTTCGTCTGTGTGCATCGAATCTCCTAGATTGCTCAATGTGCCAACAACATCAGCATTTGTTTCAGAATACGCTTTGTAGTCTGTTAATCCGTCGAGGGTCTTTCGTGCATTCGCTCGTTGGACAGCTGTTTGAGCGTTCTTGTATGCGAGATCGGCTTCTTTTATTTGTTGCTCTATTGAGCTTAATGGTGCCTCCGCCCCAAACCCCTTCATCTTGGCAAACTGTTCAGCCATTGCTGGATCACTTGCTTGGAGTTGTTGATAAAAACCGAAGTCTTGTTGTGAGGTAGTGGGGTCTGTTTTCCCGATTTGAGCTACTTCCGCTTGTGTTTTGGTGAGATTGGCTCTTGCTTGATCTAGTTTGACTTGCTCTTCGGGTGTGAGGGTCTTTTTGCTTGCATATTCGTTTACTTGACCTTGTAAATACGCCATTTCTCGTATTTGGGCTGTTGTGTAGGATGTTCCTTCAAAAGAAGCCAGTAGAGAATCTGCTATTTCTGGGTTTAGAGCGATTGCTCCGAGGGTGTCTGGTGTTAAAAAACTGGTGATTCTTTCGTCGGCTGTTTTTTGATTCTCTTCGACGAGGGCGATAATATCGTTTGCTACGGTGATTTCCTGTTCCAAATTAGCCACTTCTTGGGCTTGTTTTATGGTTTGGATGTTCTGCCGAGCAGAGGCGAGTTTAGCCGACGAGTTCAAGAGTTTATTTTTTGCATCAATAACTCGCGGGTCGCTTGAAATTGCTCGATCTCTAGCTGAGGCAATATTAGACTGGACTGTTTTATTTTTGAGAAGACCACTTTGGACTCCTTCGGGGCTTTCTTGAAGGAAAGAGGTGATTGGTGCGACTACATTAGCTTGTGCTGTTTCTCCCGCTGCTTCTCTTTGTTTAGCGATATTGGCGTATCCAGCCGCGATTTGACTTGTGGCATCTCGTGATAAGGCGCCTTGAGTAGATAAAATAGGGTCGAGTGAGCGAGCGGTCGCAGAGCTTGTTTCAGGAACACGCACACCTTTCTCGTTGATATATCCACCTCCAATTAAAACTTTCGCACCGCCCTGTTTTGTTTCCCACACATTCCCTAAAGCGTCTGTGTTTTGAGTTGGGGTAAAAGTAGCAGAGTCGATTGAAGCGTCTATCTTTTGTTGGATGGGGGATGTTGTTGGTCCTCCTTGAAAGATAGTCGGTGTTATTACCCCTCTAGCTGTCCCTGTGGACGCTGGGGGAGTTATTGTGGGCTTCGCAGGGTTGACTGTTTGAGCGGCGACTGCTCTAGTTTGAGCTTCGAGCTTTCTTTGCTTTTCGGCTGGGGTGAGATAAGTGAGCCGCTGTTCTCTCACCGAAGTGAGGGATGATTCTCCTATTCGTGATTGGTATAGATTAAGCATTTAGTTGTTTAATGTTTAGAGAATCTTGGAATCATCAGCGTTAACGATGACCGCCTTGAAAAACATATCTTTTGCGTATGCAGTATTAGCGCTTGCTTTTAGCTCAAAAGTAATATTTGAACCAATCGCTGGATAGATAGTTCCAGTTTTTGTATTGTATGTCGCTGATGTATCTGATGTTAGTTCGAGCGACGCTGCAGTTCCTGCAGCATCAGTATAGGAAGTTTTTAAACTAGCATTTTGACCATTATTAGAGTTTTTAAGGGCTACACTAAATGTCATATTTCCGTTGAAGTTCATTACTTTTGTAGCCCCTTTTGAAACATAGGATGTGCTGGCAGTGTCGTATTCGGTAGCATCTGTCCACAGCGTAGTTGTTGTTCCGGCTTTTACGGCGACTGGTGCTGAAACATTAGAGTGAGTATGCAGAGCGTCAGCATCACTGGCTGCACCGCCAGTTAGAGTCGTTCCGTCTGTTGGTGATATTCCAGAGAGTTCGCTATCTCTTGCGATTGTGCTTGGGATAAAACCATCTGCTATATCTCCGTCTGCATTTAAGACTGGCACTTTATTTTCATCTGCTGCTCCGCTACTTGTTTTTACGAATACATCGGTGTCAGTTGTGTCTACATTTATTGTAGCACCTGCACCAGTGATTGAGATTCCATCACCTCCTGTGAGGACTCCTACACCTGCGTTGTCGAAGTTTACCCAAGTTGTTCCGTCATTTGAGAATTGAGCTTTTCCGGTTGAGATATTATTTCTTAACCATCCGACTGTTGATCCACTTTGAGCGTGATTGATCGTGACTGTCGAATCTGTATTTGTTCCGATGGTGAATAAAAGACTTCCGTTTGAGATAGTCCCGAGGATGGCTTGTGCTAGATATTTCAAATGATAATTCGAGACGACTGGATAAATCTTCGTTCCGGCTGGGAGGTCAAAATCATTGGCTGTGTCGGCTGTGTTGATGTCATCCGAGTCTTGTTTGAGTGGACGAGTTGTTATTACGATGTGGGTTGAGTCTGTCCATCCTCCAGCAACGATGTAGAGTTGCATATATTTTCCTGTTGGAGTCTTTGCTCCGAGGATTGCGGCTTTGGTGATGCTTCCTGTCCACGCAGAGGCGAGTACGAGGGCAGTGGAGCCTTCTAGCGAGGTTTCAGCCAGTATTGGGGCTGTTGTCTCATTTATCTCGGTGAAGTCGAAGGCGAAGTCGGGAAGGCTTGTCGGGGCGGTCATTGTGTTAGGTTAAAATATTTTGTCGTTGATTTCTCTTTTCTGCGATTGTCCCAGTGGCGTATCTGATGATGTTTTTTGCTTTGTCAGAGCCTGAGATTTTTAATAAATAAGAGTTGTATCCGTAGGCTTTTTTATGTCCAGTGGCGGGAGTCCAGATCGGTTTACCTGCCGAAGGGGTTGCGACGAAGGCATCGACTGCTAGTTCAGCTGTTCCGAGTTCGCTTTCGGTTGACAGACCTCCGGCTGATGTCCAAGTATAAGATATACCAGTTTCGACTATTTCACCACCTTCTTCCTTTATTCCTAGCACTTCCACGCTTACTGGGGCACCGTTTGAAATATCTCCACCAAGGTCAAGCTGTTTCCAGTCTTTGATTGTTTCGAGACTCCCTTCGTTCATCGGTTGGATGTATTCGTAGTCGATTGCTGCCCCCTCGTCGTCTGTTTGATCTTCGGAGAACATTTCGAGGACTCTGGGAGAAGCAGAGGCAGTTCCAAACAGTTTTTTATCTTTGGTGAAGAATGAAGAGACTCCGAAAGGTATTTCGCCCCAAATGATTTCTTTGAAAGATTGAGTATCGAACCACAAGATCAGGTTATTGATTTCGGCATTCTCTCGGAGGGTGACATAAAGTCTGTTGTCGATCGAAGACCAGGCGATGTCTGCACCAGTGAAGTCGAAGTCGGCTTTCCTGCTTCGGGCGATATTTCGTGTCAGTTCAACTCTCTCTCCGTTTAAGTTGTTGATGAGGACAAAAATTCCATTCTCATTACAAAAAGCGATTCCTTTTGGAAATGAGAGTGAATTTCTTTCACCACCATCATTAAGTTTCTCAAACATGACAGGGAAGATTTGAGTTTGAACAGCCCCGATGTCTTGTGAGCTTCTTTCAAACCCTGCATAACCACTTTCAAAGAATCCGACTAAAACATTTCCGTAGCTTTGATTTCCACCTTGATTGGACTGGAAGTTAGAAGACCCTTTTGCTTTTCCTGCGAAGGCGTAGATGATTGAATAAGCAGCTCCGAGGGTGACGACGCTCGTGTCCCAGTCTGTGAAGTCGTTTTGAGCCGTCAAAAGCAATTCGCTCTCGTTGTTGTTCGTTTTGATGGCTACAAGGCTTTTATCGAAAATAGATAATGCTTCACACTTCGGGACTGTTCCTCCACTTGCTGTGATTACGGCTGTATTTGTAAACACCAAAGCGCCGTTGGCTTTTGCGCTTCCAGTTGATGAGTCGGTGATTGTTTCGGTGGTGACGAAGATTCCGGTGATGTTGTCGAGTGTGAGCGTTCCTGTTGCTCCTGCGTCTGTGTCTGTGATGATTGTGGCAGTTGCCCCGCTTGTTCCTCCGGTGATTACTAGCCCTGCTGTGAAATTGGCAGTTTGGGTGTTGTAGAGTAGGGTCGGGAGTGTAGTCTTGTAGATCACATCTCCATAAATACCATTGCAAGAATAAATATCTGTTCCGTAGCGGACGGCATCGGTTAGGTCGGCTGTGAAGTCAGTCTTAACTGTGTTGATTGTGTCGTCATTGTGATTAAAAACAGATAGCGTTGTGCCATAAGCCAAGGCAGCAGTTGTATTTGTCCACTCTCTGAAGATTACAGGTCGTTCGATGCTTGCAACTCTTTGTCTTTGGCGGATTCCTCCTCTTTTATAGAGTTCAGTTTCTTGTCTGATAAAGTAATTCATCACCTTTTTTGCCTGTTTCGGTGAGAGGAATTGCGTTAAATACAGCTCATTTGCCCCTTTCGTGGGCATAGTTGAGCGCACCTTTTTAGAGCTTCTTCGAGATGGCTTTAAAACTGGGAACATTAACGATAAATATTAGTTCGATTCGGGAGACTAAAAACAGATGGTGTTTTGGCAAATGTGCCTAAAAGATGAGTGAGAGCTTGCGCCGCTCTTTGTCCGCTTTCGGCTTCACTCGCAGAGTCGTCTCGCCATTGATTCCAATAAATATCTGCTGCGTCTCTTGCGAACTCACGATAGCGAGCAGGGATGATTGTGTCGTCTGTCAATAAGGACAGGGTTGTGAGTGATGTGATGTATCTCAAAACAAAAACCTTTGACTGGTCTGGTGTTGGGGTGAAGTTCAAAGAGTCATCCAGCCAGTAGCCTGTTTTTTGACTTCCGAACCCAGTCTCGACGAGATTTACATTCGAATATTTGTAAGCAATGAGCGTTCCGTTTACTGTTGCCGAGCCTTCGGTCGAGCCTGTAATCACCTCGTTGTCTTCGAAAGTCCCCAATACGCTTGTGAGTATTAGGGTGCTAGATTTGACCACAGAGAGCGTCCCTGTTGCCCCGCTTGTTCCTCCGGTGATAGTTTGCCCGATGGTCGAAAAGGCGACTGTTTCGGCGTCGTAGTTCAAAGCTCCGAAATCAGTCCCTGTTTGTGTTTCGTAGACTCCACCGACTCTGATATTCTGGAAGTTAGTCGGGAGAGTGTAGTTAGCCGTGTCTGCGATTGTTTTAAAAACCGAATTAGTTAAATAGTCGTTCGGATTGATATTGACTAGTTTCGGATAGAGTGACTGATTGATAAACTCGCACCACTCGATAATTTGAGTGTCGTTTGCTCCGCCTACATTATCCTTATTATTTATAATGGAGGTTTTAATGTCTGAGATTTTGAGGAAGGTGGTCATTTTTGGATTATAATTTTGATTTGCTTTATGTCGTCGATTATTGTTTGGGTTCGTTCGTTTAGCACAGGGACGATTGACTTTAGGTCAATCACATCTTCTCTGTTGGATGAGACTTGAGCATTGACGAAGAATAATATTCCTCCAGCTAAACTGATCGCCCAGATAAACCAAGCTCTGTCTACTTTCTTTTCGACCTTTGCGTTTACCGCTTCAATTGTATTCATAATTAAACTAGTTTAGTCATTCCTTTTTTTAGACGCATTTTGCGTTTGAACCTTTTTACAGATGGTTCGGGTTTCCGTTTATGGATGATGATCTTTAGGCGAAATTTTTTATCTTTAGTCATAGATTATTCATAGACGGTTTGAACTTCAACGCTTGTTGCGTCGTGGAGGATTGAGAAATAGACATTCTGTGTCTGTACGGCTGCGAAGATAAATACTATTCCAGCTAGGATTCCAGCGAGTAAAGCTATCTTTATGATTTCGAGACATGTCTGTTGGGTCATTTATTTGATCTTACTTGTCGCTTTGAATCGTCCCCACGCTGCCATTGCGGCTGTGATGATGATGGCGAAAGCTCCGACGATCTCAGTCACATTGCCTTGATCTAGGTCGATATCCACTCCGAAAGCTTTGAGGAGTGTTATTAGTCCGAGTATCCCTCCGACGATGGAGCTTTTTATCGTGGTTGACGATAGTGCGCTTTTAGTTTCATTCATGTTAATTTGGTTAATTGTAAAATTTTTCATTTAATTAATAATTGAAATATCCATTCGCGGATTTCACCGATTTGTTTGTCGAGTAATGCGAGTGATTCTCGCTGCTCCGGTGCGTTCCCGAATGCGGTGGCGATTTTGTCCCGGGACATAGTTATGTTTTCAAGTGCTGTTTCGGCGGTGGAAAGATCATCGTCCATTTCTTGTGGAATATCGCAAAACCCTCCGATTGTTTCGTTCCAGTCGAGATTTCGTGTTGTGATCATTGTGTTTGGTTAAATAAATAATTTTTGACGATTGTTGAGACATCTTCCCCTTTATCGTTTACGAAGGTGATTTTTTCATCGTTGTCTGTGATTGACATTAGAGCTTGGAATTCATCCATTTTGAGGACTTCTATCTTTTCTTCGTTTTTGATCTTGAGGGCGAGTGGGCGGAGGTGGGCTTTGAGTCTTTTTGTGTCGCTGTCGTCGTAGGTGTCTTTGAATTTGAGCAGTGTCATTGTGTTTTTCACTTCCTTCGCTTGGACGACCTGTTCCTCGATTATGTTGTCCACACCGTTCGATGCGAGGATGTCTACGCTGGCTACTGTGCCACCGAGAGCAGTTACTGCGGTGAGGACAGAGGTCGTGATTTTAGTTTTGATATCCATTAGTTCTTGTATTCCGTAAACCCCTGATACAAGCTTATCGTATTGTCTGTTTCAGCACTAGCCCATTGAGCTGTAATCCTTATATCCATATTAGCTGTTGTGTCGATTGTTGCTATTCCAACCATTGAAGTAATATCTCCTCTGGCAGTAGCGTCTCCAACTTCTAAATGAATATGAATTGCTCTTGACCCTGACGCTCCGATAGTTCTTTGAGTAGCATTAGCATTCATATGCCAGTCTTGGTCTGTTAATTGTCTTGTGTTTGTTTCTAAAGTGGCTACTGGAGTCTCACTTGCTCCTACGTATATTCTTAGAGTAACTTCATCTCCAGCAGTTCCACTATCGTTAGTAACTATTCCATCACAATGAACTTTAAAGACATTTCCAGCTTCTAAACTATTCGCAGCGATTGGAGCAGTGTAAAGAGTTGTTTCAGTTGTTGTGTCTGCGACTGTTACTGTTGACACAATTACATCAGAAGTTCTGTCTATCGCTTTTTGTTCGTTTTGGTTTGTAATGTAAATCTTCCCATTGTAATATTCAATACTTCCTGCTTCTGGAGTTGTAAGAGCTACTCCTTCTGTTAGTTTCAGAGGGGGATTTGTAGCTGTCCCTGCTGCTAAGTGGAGTAATGCTGTCGGACTCGTTGTCCCGATGCCGACGTTGCCTGATGAATCAAGAATAGACAAAGTTGCCCCCAAAGTATCATCAATTATATTAAAAT